GGCAAAGTAGTAACGGTTATTATACACATAACCGTGAATCATTGTCAACAGTGGAAAACGATTGCCGTACTCTTTTGCGATGTTGCGAACAGCAACAAAACGATTGACTTTCACTGGCTTTCTCATGTTCATTCACCCTTGTAAGTGGCTTTCAAAAACTCCACACATGCGGCTTCGGTGCGCTTGGTCACCACAACCTTGCCGCCCCAGAAACCCACAAACAGATTGCGGTGTGCTACAAACTTCACTTCACCGTCCGCACCAGTGTGCTTTTGACGAGCCGCTGGCCGGGCAGGTGCGGCCTTTTTTGCAGGAGCCTTTGGCACTGCAACCACAGCAGGCTTGACTGCCACTGCCTTTGCAGGCGCAGGCACTGCCAACGGACGGTGTTCATAGCCATGCTTGGCATCATAACGGGCTATGGCTTTTTCGTCCATGCCCCAAGTAGCCAGCAGTCGCTTGACTTCAGTGCCGGGCAGTTGGTTCCAATGAATGATAGGGTCAGTCCAGTTAGTCATTGCAGGCTCCTTTTAGTGTCTATGTGTGTATTATAGCAAAACGGGAATTATTGAGCAACCGATTTCACACGTACATCGGTGTTCAATGCAGGCATGTACTCGCGAATCAACTCACGCTCCAATTTGTGTGCGGCATCTTTGCCACGCACAATGTCGATGATGGTGTAGTTGATAGCACCTTCGCCAGCGGCACGAATTGCTTCGTACAGGTTCCAGCTCTTGTCTTCAGTGCGGCTACGGTAGATATGCTTGTTCACACGGCTACGGAGGCTCATGTTGATTGTGCGCTGGGTTTTGGCGGTAATACCAATGTAGTACTCAAATCCAATTTGGATACAGTACACAATGTGGCTTCGATCAGTGCGTTTCTTTCTCATCATGCATGTATTATAGCATTTCGAGCATTTTTGGTCAACCAAAATGCCTGTTGCAAAAATACAACAAAAGTATTACTTTTTGGGGTCAAAAAATGTAAACTTTAGTTTACTTTTTCGATACTAGCACGCCAGTAGCACTCTGGGCTACCGCAATCTTGGCGATATTTGTAAGCTTCAGCTTCGGCCAAAGTGGTGAAATACTTGGTGTCGTTTGGGTCAACTCGTTGCACACCACAGTCATATTCTGTCACTGTGACTTTGTACAGTCCTTGGAGTTTGACTTCTGCCATTTTGGGCTCCTTTCTCAGTGGTTACTACTTACTGTAATTACAGTTTAACAGAAAGAGATTTATTGGTCAACCAATTTTGTTGCTAAGTACCCACATGAGAGATCCATATCACCATATCCACGACGGCGAAGTATTTCAGCAGAGTCGTTGCATTTGGCACGAAAACATCATGATGGATTTCTTCCGCAGCCAACTGACTCAGTTGGGCTACCACAGCGTTTCTGAATCCAACAAAGTATGGACTCGCGGATCACGTCAGGTTGTTGTGTGTTTGGCCGATGATGTGTTTACCTGCAAACCCTGGGACCAACCGGGCACCATGCCAGATGCTTGGGACACCAACACCACAGTTATCACAGACAATGCCATCACCTGTGCCACACAATATCAGGTGTGCCAGTTGCCTGACAGTTATTTTGGCATCTACAGTTACACGCCAGAACTGACTGAGTGGGCACCCGAACGTAGGTTTAATTTTTCAGTCAACAGATTGGATACCAAACGCTTGGAATTGTTTTTGGAATTGACCACTAGAACCTTGTATCCAAACTCAAGAATATTTGATTTGGAACGAGACCTTGTGAATTTCAACTGCTGGCATTGGGGCAGTAAAAACGATTCACCCGCGGCTTTTCGTGCCAGCTTCTCAAAAGAATTTGGCCATGTGCCTGATGTTTTGCAGGCTGTTTACCGTTCGGCATTTGAACACATGGCACCGCTGATGCCTTATCGCAATCATGAATACTCTGTTGAACAGGCACATGTGCGAGCTTGGCTCAACATGGTGATCGAAACCTACAGCAGTGATACCTGCATTGCGCTGAGTGAAAAAACATTTAGAGCATTGGTAACACCAGTGCCATTCATGGTATATGCTGGCCGTTATACCACTGCACGACTCACGCAAATGGGCTTTGATCTCATGCCAGACTTGGTCAAGCATCGCACAGATTTCAACTTGGAAAAACAAACTGGAGAGTTTGGTGATCGTATGGTAGACTTTGTGCGTGATGGTCATGAGTCTGTGGAGGCCATGAAACAGTTGCCATTTGAACAAGTTCAACTGCGTGGTCAACAAGCTGCCAGTCACAATCAACAGCGGTTGGCCAAAATGAAACTCACTTGGCCTGCAGATTTTGCTCAGTGGTGGGCACAAGTTGTTGAGCGAATAAAATAATGTGTGGTGTATTGTTTGTGAAAAGTCAGCGGCCTCTTGGCCTTGACCTACACCTACAGGCAGTTGAAAAGATCAAATTTCGTGGGCCAGATTTTACACACTACCAACATCACAACAACGTTTTTATAGCACAGACTGTGCTACACATCACAGGCGAAGATGAGTTTTATCATCGCCCACGATCAGACTTTTTGGCCTACAACGGTGAAGTATACAACTATCGTTGGTTTGGCAAATACAGCACAGACACCGAACTGGTTTATCGCACAGTGAGAGAACAAAACTACAAGAAGTTTCCTTACTTTGAAGGCCCGTGGGCCTGGGTGTATACTGATTTTGAGTCAGTGAGATTTGCAACCGATCCACAAGGCGAACGCTGTTTGTATCGATATCAAGATGATGACATTTTGATTGTGAGCAGTGAAGTGTCGGCAATTTTGTGCTATGTACAACCCAAAATTCACATTGAATCCTGGCCGCAAAAACATTGGCCCACCATCAGCCAAACACCTTACCAAGGCATTGAAAGAATCACACCAGGTCGATTGTATACCGAAACTGGCGCAAGTTTCCAACTTGACAGCATATTTGATTGGGCACTTGATCCGCAATCCATGAGTGAAGGGGAAGCACAAGAAGAATTTGATTGGATATTTGACAAAGTCATATCAGACATGCGCCCACAAGAACCTGCAGGGTTGACCTTTAGTGGCGGCGTGGACTCTGGAATTATATTGGCTGCCATGCCAGAGTTTGCAGGATTGTATACCACAGTGTGCGCAGGCAAAGACACTGTGAGCACCAGAGTTAGAGAGTTCTTGACTGACCAACAGTGTCAGAGACTGGTTGAGTTACCAATGACCGAGCGTGACTGGGCGCAAGACTACATTGACATTGTCCAGTGTTCACAGATGCCTGTGCAGAGTTGGAGTTTTGTGGGCCAATGGCACATTGCACATCACTGTCAACAACGAATCTTGTTTACTGGCATAGGTGCAGACGAACTGTTTGGTGGCTATAACCAATATCAAACAATGCAATTCACCACAGCCACATCTGCAAGCCCTTACAGTCATTTTGATCCGTCTGACATACACAGTCAAAGTTTATGGAATCAATGTGTGTCTGCTTCGCAAGGTCATGCAGGTGCTGCCACATTACTAATGGATTATCTTGTACAGATTACAGCAGTTGATGCACGAGGTGTGGATGCCATGACCATGGCACACAGTATAGAACCACGCTCGCCATTCATGCATCCTAAGATTGTAAAGTTTGCTCTCAACTTGCCTTGGCATTTGCGGCAAGGCAAACCTTTGTTGCAAAACAAGTTTTTGCGTAAATGGCCCAAAGAGTTACTATTGCCCAAGCAAGGATTTGCAGGGCATTGCAATGACAGTTTGCCTTGGATGGGAGTGGATATTCCTGCGTCCACAGATCGATCTGCACAATGGAAACAGATTCAGTTGGCTACTTTTTTAAAATATTGTGGTATTGATTCCAGTCAATTACATGATCAAACCACTCGGGAGTGATGTTGATTCCTGGATGTGCTTGAGCATAAGCCACAAAAGCCTGTACACAATCTGATTCACTGGGTGTGACCCATCTAGTTTGATCACTGTTGTATTCGTACCAGTACATGCCAAACGGCGCTGTAGGATCTGTAAGTCTAAATGTAAACAATTGACCTGGACGAGCACCGCACAATCCAGCAAATTGTTCCAGAGTGGTCACTGGTTGTAAATGTTGATATTGATCAGCCCTGCTGGCATGTGTGCTTATGAACGCAGGCACAGTTTTGATTTCTGGTATGCGTTCCAAACATCGCAATCTACTGTCCCCGGTACCTGGCACCAACACACCATCTGTATCTAACAACAACCAAGGTTTAACAATGCCTTGTGCTCGAATATCATGTATCCAAAGATTCAACTTGACCAAGTTAGCAATGTCGTAGTGATTGCGAGCATCCGCTGCAAAATCATTTATGCCATCGTGCGTGAGCCATTCCATGGCCCAACGGCATAGATCGCCAAGTCGCTGATTGGTGGGCAAGTTTTGAAACTCAGCATGCGGATTCCAAAACAAACAATGTTCGCCATCGTGCAAGCTGTGTTGTACAGGATCCTGGGTGCCAGGCCACTGTGCTTCGATTAAAGGGTTGTTCCAATACATTCAGGTCCTATTTAAAAAAGTCAACCACTTTTCCAAGTCACCATACATGGCCAACATCACTGCCTGCTTGCTACCAAACAAAACAATCTGCGGTCGTTTGCCAATTTTGAGATAGTAAGGGCAATCTAATTTTTTATCCAATGTAAGCAGATGACTGGGTTTGGCAACCAGGTTAGGGGGAACATCGAATGAGTATGTTTCCAGATCCCAAGTGTTTATGGCCATGTATCCAGCATTGGTAAGCCTAAACCCACCACCTTCTCTAAAGTTCATCCACCAACTTTTGCAAGCCTCATCATAGGTAGGACGATCGTCTTCAGGAAGACCTGTTAATATTTGCTGTGTGATATATTGTTTAGTTAGCATTGGGGTACACTGTATCCCCAGACTTTAATAATACCACTGAAAACTTTGTGGTTTGAAATTGTGTGTTGAGTTTGCGAGCTAGATTCTTGGCATGCCCTGGATTAGAGAAACTGACCTTTTTGTACTTGGGGCCAGGATACTGTGTAAGCATGTTTGAAGTTTTAAGGTTGATTGGTTTGTTTTCGTAAAAAACTGCCCACACACCTTCTGAGGCCAACACTTGTTCGGTCTTGTAGGTTTGTTTGTTGGTGATTTCAATTAACACCTGTGGCTTGGGTCTTGACATAGATAAACTCCGTGTTTATTTATCCCAATAACTATGTAGATTTAAAGCTGCCACCAGACAAAACTACTTCAATCGGTTCATTTGCCGCAGCCTGTTGACTACGTGATTGCTCAAGCACTAGCAATAATTTGGTTATATCACCGTGCAAGTCCTTGGCATCACGTATGGGCATGATAAGGTCTTTTTGGCCGCGGCTTTCGGCTGCTTTGATCGAATCAACAAACCGATTGATGTGTAAACTCATCGCAAATACTGTTTGAGATTGGGAGGCTGCCAGCCTTCGGGCTTGAGAATTTTGCCATCTTCTCTGCGCAACACAACACCAGTACCAGAATCTACTTTGGCCATGTTACTGCGATGCACTTCGTTCCATGCACCTTCTACATCCACACCAATTGAATGCAGTGCGCCAATGGTGACAACCAAAATGTCAACCAATGCATCAACATCGTCTTCGCGTGTGGTTGAGTCTTCTAGTTCTTGCACTTCTTCTTTGATAAGATTGTGATACAATCGATACTGGTCAACATTTTCGATGCCAGTGGTTTGGCCCGATGCCAACATAAACATTTGGTGGTCTTTAAATGGATTCATTTGCTTGCTCCTTTGTGTAAAATGGTCCTTGATACTTATAACGTTCTAGTGCGATCAATTTGGGATTTCGCACCACTTTCCATGCACGATGTTGTTTCACTGTGTACCATCCGGCTGCGAACCACGACTTGGATTTTTCCTCTTTGGTAAACAGTGGCAACTTCAGTCGCACATTCCATAACCCGTTGTATGTTTTGCACCCAGTTTCATAACCATGCACTGAGTCGTTGGGCGGTTGTGTTACAGTTTCAGAAGGTTCGAAAGTAATGTCAATCTCTTGCCTAACCATGGGCATGGTTTTGTAGCTGGATACTTGATTTTGTATTTTTACAACATACCCATCTGCACTGGCTTCAATGTTGCCAATCTTTTGATTGTTTTGTTTAAGAATCCAGTATTGATTGTCAATCACTGGTTTAGCTACGATCATTTTAACACTCCTTGATATGTTTGATTCAGCCAGCGACCAATGGGTTCAGCTTGGTCACTGAGCTTGGTAAGTTCATACTTGCCGCAGAACTTGAGAAAGTGTGCGCCTACCATACCTGTGTCTTTGTGACTGATTTGTTCACAAATCACAGCATCCACAACATCTTTTATCTCTTGTGGTTGTGCTGTGAGGTCGATCAAGGTGACATTGCGCTCATAGTCTTCTAGCACCTTGTGTTCAACTTGTTCATGGTCCATCCAACGTTGCAACATGAGATTGTTCCAAGAGTAGCCTTTTTTGTCACGATCCTCAAAGGCTTCTGTGAGTCCTACTTGATTCTTAGTGCCCTTTACACGCACACCGGGATAGGCCGAAAACACATTGTCACCTGGATCGCCACGCATGCACTTCAAGAACAACACCCACTTCTGATAGTCAGGTGGAGTCACAAAGTTCTTGTCGGCTTTTCCTACTTTGATCTTAGAATTGCTTTCGATTGAAAAACTCAATTGGTTACCTTTGGCATCAGTTACGCCGTCAACACTGAACAGGTGATCGTTTATACCGTTGTAGAGTTGCACATTGGGTGCCACCAACTGTACAAAGTCTGAATCACTGCTGACAATAATGTGTTCATCTTGGGGGTGTAGTGCAATCCAGCGGGCAATGATATCGTCTGCTTCTGCTGTTGGGCAACGGAGTACGCTACAATTTGTTTTCTCGGACAAGTATTTAGTCAGCTCATCATAGGTTTCCCAAAACAGCTTGTCTTCTTCTGCCTCAGTTTCACTCATGGCACCACGGGCCACGGCGCGATTGGCTTTGTAAGGTTTGTAGTGATCTTTGCGCCAGCTACGACCTTCCAGTGCGAAAATAACGTGATCTACTCCAAAACGCCGTGCTACCTTGTTGGCGCTCATCATGGTCAAGTGCAGAGCAAATCCCAATTTAGTCCATGTGTCGCTGGCCCTGTGTGCCGAATGGCGGGCACGGAAAAACATGTTGGCAGTGTCAATCAGTAGGTATTTCATCAAAGCGGTCCAGAAGTTTGTGTTGTTTCAAGTATTGTAACACATATTCAGACCAAAATCTATGGCCATCGGCCCCAAAATGATAACTTTTGGGATTCACATGCTCAAAACCGTTGTTTTTTAGTATGGCGTTCCAACTGTGTTCTCTTGAGTAAGGTTGGATATAGTGATTTTGCCAATCTCGTTGATTTGGTAAATCACTGAATGTACTGTTGCCACTGTAGAACAAATGTCGCACATTGAGATCTTTTAATCGACGATGCAGGTGCCAAATTTTGTTGTGCCATTCATCGGTCTTTTGAGTCCAATTAACATCTACAATGTACTGACGATAGCGTGATTCTAGTTCTGGTGGCACCATATCTACACCACTGGCATTCACTTGATAGTGTCGGCCTTCATACACCCATTCTTCTCGTTCCCAAGTGGTCCATTGAATTACCATCACAGTATCATACAAACGGGAATAGTTCTCTTGAATCCAATTGTTAGTGGTACGCAATATGCGATCATTGCTGGCCGCTGTTTCGGCATCGCAATAAAACTCAGTGTTGAGCATTTTACTCAGGTGCTTGCCCCAACTGGCTTCCAAGTTAATTGGGTGTGGTCTACGGTCAATGCCATATCGGCCATCATCTACAGCAAATACATCGGGCACCACTGCTTCGGCAGCCGCTGTGTGGCTGCAACCATTTACATACAATATCATCTTAATTTTAATTTTAAAAATGTTGCCATCTTGGGATCTTTGATTTTTACTTGTGTACAAAATTCACGGCTACTACCAAAGAACTGGAAGTGTGGGATAACCTCCCAATCGTCACCACCGATCTTATTATGTAAATAGTACCTGCGTGGCCCAATATAACGTTGGCACAGTTCGGCTACTTTTCGAAAGTCGCATTCGAACTCTACTGTGATCATCGCTGTAGCAATACTTTTTCTGTTTCGGCAGCTACCACACGCTTGCGCAGGCTTGAGCTTGAGAATGAATGATCTCGTCCGTTAAACACAATCTCAATACCACGCTCCCCACATTCCCATCGGCCGCTAAAATCTTTGTCACAATACTCTACACCCAGCACCCGAACATCCAAAGGCAGGATCAGTAAAAGGTCACAGAGATCCTGTTCGGTTTGGTACACAACAACTTCATCAACGTAACGGCATGCAGAAAGCTGTATCTGTCTCTCCACAATACTTTGTATCGGACGATTCTTAGTGTCAGGCCTATCGATAGTCGGGTCTGTTTGGAGCCCGGCAATGAGGTAGTCACAGTGGTTCTTGGCTTCAGAGAGCATGGCAATGTGGCCCGCATGGAGCATGTCAAAGGTTGAAAAAGTGATGCCAATTCGTTTACCTTCTGCTTTAAGTTGTTTGATGTGATTGAATATCATTCTTCGTATGCTGGGTTGGGAAACTCTAGTTCAAATACATGCCACTTGGGCTTGTTGATTCCTGATGTTGTATCTTTAAGCACTTCTAGAGTGCGATTGTGTTCGGCTTCTTGTAGCGTGGGGAATATTCCACTGCCTAAATTAGTTGGGCTTATGGTTACGGCAGTACTAAAACTCATACCAGTCTGCCGCATCAACTGATATACTTTGAGTGTTTTAGGTGGCTTGATTGGTTCCATTAGCCTATCTCGCTTCTTCCATCTCCAAGGTCACGCTTCTGTACATACATGCCAGAGTTTTTAATTGCTTGTTCTTGTTCCCATG